GCTAGTTCTAGTAGCTCTGATTACGCACCAAGTGTTTCTGATTATTTTTACCCAGCAAGTACAAGTGATCATTATAAGGTTGTCAATTCACCTGTAAAATCAGACAGCACGAAATGTATAGCGGCACGTAATCAATCTGGCGGCACAAATTACAACCCTTATGAGTTTGTTAACTTTGAGTTTTAAAAGGATTACTTAGTGTTAGGCTTTACATCATTTTCTGAAAGTCCTTTTAGTAATACGGGTAGTGTATTAGCTAATGCTTTTATTAGTACAGTCTTAACGTCTTTAACTGCAGGTTCTTTAGGCTCTACGGGTTTAGCTAATACTACATCTCCTGCAGTAACTATACAAACTAATACGAGTGCTTTAGGTTTTTCTGCAAAAGCCAATCAAAGCGTAGCTTCTGTATCTTTAACGGTTAGCCTTAATAATTTAGCTAATGTTTTTGGCGAGGCTAATCCTGTAATACCTTCAGCAAATGGGTCTTTTATTGCGGGGTCTTTAGGCGGTACAGGTATTGCTAATATTGTCACTGGTACAGTTACTGTTACTGTAAATAGCTCTGACGTAATACCTTCAGCAGATGCTAACACTACACTAAGTACAAACTTTGCTTTAGTTGTTGCCGATGATATTAGTGCTAATGGTTTAGCTAACTTAACTTTACCTAGCAACAGTGCTTTATTTTCTAATACAGCACCTACGGGCTCAGGTGAAGCAAACTTAATTATTGTAGCAGACAGTGCTACAGTTTCTGTAAACGACTTAGGTTTCTCAGCAGAAGCGAATAGTATTCTATCTGACCTTGTTTTAGACATACAAGAAAATTCAATAACTGCTTTTGGTAAAGCCTCTACTACACTAGCAAGTAATAACTTAACATTTGGTCAGTTATTAGGTACAACAGCAAATGGCGTAACCTTTGATTATGTACCTTTCTCAGATAGTTATGATAGAGATCGTGTAGTCTACGTACTCAAAGCAGCAGATAATAATACGGTTTATATTATGCAAGACAATAAGACGGTGTACATACCTCAAATAAACAGAGTTACAACCAATCATGTTGTTGAAACTAATACAACTGTTTATGTACCAAAAACAAATAGGTTTAATACTGTTTATGTATAGGAGAATGTTATGGCTTTAAAGTGGCCCGACAAAGATAAAGACGAACAACTAGACTACAATGTAGATTGGTCTAGATTTTTAGGTGATGATACAATAACATCTGTAAAATGGTTTATAGATAATGCTAGCGAGGTTAAAACTGAGGTAAACTTTAACTCTTTACCACAGACTATACACGGTCTTTTAGTTGCATCTAAAACTAACACCAGTACAGTTTCTACTATAAGACTAGGTTTAGGCACTAATAATAATAGATATAAGATTTACTGTCAGGTCACTACTGCAGAAGGTCTTACTTATGAAAGAGCTATCTTTCTAAGAATTAAGGAAAAGTAAATGGCATATGATTTCTTAGGATTAGTTAATGATATAAACCGTAGACTTAATGAAGTGGAGCTTACTTCTGGTAACTTTGCTACTACAACAGGTTATTACAGTTTAGCTAAAGATGCAGTTAATGCTTCAATACGTCACATAAATCAAGAAGAGTTTGAGTGGCCTTTCAATCACAGAGAAGAAGAAGAGATCTTAATTCCAGGTGAAGTTAGGTACTCCTTTCCTTACGATTGTAAGACAATAAACATGAATAGCTTTAGGATAAAAGCAGATTCTTCGCTAAATGTTAGTACAACTAAACTTAAAGTGCTAAATTATGAGGAATATCTTGACAAGTATGTAGATTATGAATATAACTCTAGTACATCAAATAGATCTGTGCCTACATATGTGGTTAGAGCACCTAGTAATGAAATCATAATTATACCTGCAGCAGATAAAGCATATGAAGTTGTGTATGAGTATTACTCAAAAGGCTTTGACTTAAATTTACACAGTGATGTACCTACACTTCCAGAAGAGTATAGATTTGTTATAATCGAAGGTGCTATGTATTTTGTGTACCAATTTCAAAATGACAATGCTTCTGCAAGGCTTTCGTTTGAAAGATTCCAACAAGGCATAAAGAATTTAAGAAGTATGTTTATAAATAGAACAGAGTATATTCGAGATACAAGAGTACATTATTAATGGCTATACCTTGGCAAACATTCCCTATTGAGTTTAAAGGCGGTCTTATCAGTAACCTTAGCCCCTTACAGCAGGGTACTAATGCTATTGGTTCTGCCACTATTTTGCAAAACTTTGAGCCTAACAAAGAGGGCGGCTACACTAAAGTAAAAGGTTTTTCTAAGTTTTCCTCAACTCAAGTTACAGGTAGTGGGGAGCTAAAGGGTGTTAAAGTTGTTGATGCAACAACAGTTATAGCAGCTAGAAAAAATAGTAATAACAGAACACAGTTTTTTAAAAGCACTGGCTCTAGCTGGACAGCACTAACCGAAAATACCAGTAGCACTGAGGGGAACAAAGTAAGATCTGCTGACTTTAACATAGATGGTACAAGTAAGATTGTTTTTGTTGATGGTGTAAATTACCCTTGTATATATAACACCAGTAATTCTTCTTTAACACACTTAACCACCCCTTCTGATATACAGGGTTCTGAACATGTTGTTGTGTTTAAAGGTACTGCCTTTTATAGTAAAGGTAATAAGTTAAACTTTACAGCCCCTTTCACTGTAGATGATTTTAGTGCAGCTAATGGTGCTGGGGTTATAAACGTTATTGATAATGTAACGGGCCTTATAGTTTTTCGTGAGCAGTTAATTGTTTTTACAGAGAAGACAGTTAAAAAGTTAGTTGGTAACACAACTGCAGACTTTAGATTAGAGCCAATTACAGAGCGTATTGGTTGTATTGATGCAGACACTATTCAAGAGTTTGGCGGTGACGTTATATACTTAGCCCCTGATGGTGTTAGGCTTTTAAGCGCCACAGATAGAATTGGCGATTTTGGGTTAGACGTACCGTCAGATAAAATACCAAAAGACTTTAGGGATTTCTTAATAAACTCCACTTCTTATTGTTCAGTCGTTCTACAGAGTAAAGCCCAGTATAGGGTATTTAATTACCAAGCCTCTCAGAAAGCAGGTTCTTCTAGAGGGTTGATTGCTACAAAGTTTATAGCGCAGGGTGCTAGTAATATAGCCTTTTCTACTATACGCGGAATAAAAGCAAAAGTGGCAGATAGTAAAGTTGTGGGGTCAGATGAGCTTAGTGTTATAGGTAATGATAGTGGGTACGTTTATAAAATAGAGGATGGTAATAACTTTGATGGTGCATCTATAAACTCTATATATGAATCGCCCTTTATGCCATTAACAGATCCAGAGTTAAGAAAGACCTTTTATAAACTTACTGTTTTTGCAGCACCTACTTCTAACATGAGTTTTAATGTAAAGCTAAGATATAACTTTTCTCATTCTGGAGATCCTTCTGTATTAGAACCTTCTAGCTATACTATAAATAATGAAGCTAACGTTAGTAGCTTTTTGTTTGGTGGTGGTAGCGCTACATTTGGTGTAGCTAATTATGGTACAAACTTAAAGAAGGAGTTTCCTTTAAACGTACAAGGGTCGGGAACAACCATATCAATACGTATTGAAGACAACTCAACTAATCCAACATACACTCTTGATACCGCTTTACTAGAGTTTGCAAATAGAGACAGGAAATAAAAGATGGCAGGATATATAAGAACAGGCGTTGGCGTAGAGGATAACATTGCTGATGGTCTTACTATTAATGCAGCAGACTTTAACGCAGAGTATGACGCTATTGAGGTGGCTTTTGGTACGAGTGGTCACACCCATGATGGTACTGCAGGGAATGGCCCTGTTATTACAGCAGTAGGCCCAAGCTTAGCCTATGAGTTTAATGCAAACGCTATGCAACCTAAGTCAGGTCAAACCAGTTTAGACTTAGGAACAACAGGTCTTAGATTTGACAACGCTTTCTTTACTACGACTAACACAAATAACCTGACAGTTAATACTTCAACAACTCTTACTGGCACAGTAAATATAGGCGCTGTTTCTTTAGAAGAGTATATTGAAGATATTACAGGGGGCAACCTAACTGCAGGTACAGGTATTGCTGTAGCTTATGACGATGCTGCTGGTACAGGTACTGTGTCTCTCAGTCACTTGGGTTTACAAAGTTTAACTGATCCTAATGCGGATCGTATTGCTTTCTGGGATGACAGTGGTAGCACATTTAATTGGTTAAGCTTAGGTACAGCAATATCTATTTCTAATACTACTCTTAATATAGCGGATGTTACTACCAGTGTTTCTGGTCTTATGTCTGCAGCAGATAAGACTAAGTTAAACGGAGTAGAAACAGGTGCAACAGCAGATCAAACTGCTGCAGAGATTCGTACTCTTGTAGAAGCAGCAACAGACAGTAATGTGTTTACTGACGCGGATCACACCAAGCTGAATGGGATAGAAGCCAATGCCACAGCGGATCAAACAGCCTCTGAGATACGTACTCTTGTAGAGGCTGCGACAGACAGCAATGTTTTCACCGATGCAGACCACAGCAAGCTCAACGCAATTGAAGCGGGGGCAACTGGCGATCAAACAAATGCTGAAATCAGAGCGGCGGTAGAAGCTGCAACGGATAGCAATGTTTTCACTGATGCAGACCACACAAAGCTGAACGGCATAGAGGCCAACGCTACAGCGGATCAGACGGGTGCTCAAATTAAGACCGCTTATGAAAGTGAGGCAAACACAAATGCCTTTACTGATGCAGAGAAAACTAAATTATCAAATATAGATGCTAATGCTCAGACAGTAACAACAGCTAATGTTACTGCTGCAGGTGCTGTCATGGACAGTGAGCTTGCTAGTGAAGCATCAGTCAAAGCAATAAATCAACAGCTAACAACTACAAGTAGCCCATCTTTTACTGCAGTATCTACTGATACCATCAATGAAAAGACTTCTGCTAATGGAGTGAGTATTGACGGAGTTACTATTAAAGATGGTGATGTAGTTCTTAGTTCTGCTAAAAGCTTAGACTTTTCTGCTAATTCAGATACAACAAGTGAAACAGGTACTAATGTACACACAGAAAAGTTTTCTAAATTTGAACAAGGTACTTTTACTCCTTATTTGTATGGTGATACCGAAGCAGGAGATATAGCTAATTCATACCAGTGGAAGGACGGTTTTTATCAAAGAGTAGGAGATTTTGTACATTTACATATTATGATTAGGTTAAGCTCTAAGAATTCATCTGCTTCTAGTGGCAACCAGATAGAAATAAAAGGTTTACCCTTCCAGCACTTCTCTACAGGGCAAACCATGCCCTTAGTAATGATGCCAGTTATAGGTGATAACCTTGGTTCAGGGTTTCCTGGGATGAACATAAAAGGAACAATAGCAAACCAAAGTGGAATACCGGGAATACTACTTTGGTATAATACTACTTCAGCCCCTACAACTTGGTCTAGGCTTAGGTTGTCTATGCTTGCAAATGGATGTTTGTTAAATTTACAAACTACACACTTATTAGGAACTATACACTAATGAGCAACGATAACTGGCACTTAAACAAATCTGTACCTATAACTTTAATATTTGGTCTTATTGTCCAAGGTGCTGCTATCGTATGGACAGTATCAATGATGATGTCTGATATTGAAGATAATGCAGAAGAGATAAATGAGCTAAACATGCGTATGAGCCGAATGGAAACCTCTGTGCAAAATCAAGCTATCTCATTAGCAAGAATTGATGAAAATATAAAGGCTATTAGATCCTCTGTAGAATTTATGGCAAAAGATAAAAGTAAGGATAAGTAGATGGCAAAACGTTTTGCAGGATTTACTCCAGAGCAGCTAGGCAGGATAGATCCTAGCCTAAAAGGTATGCAGTCTGATGAGCAGGAAAAGATCATTGCAGCTAACCCTGCCTTAGCAGCCCGTGTAGGTAAGATGACACAGATGGCCCAAAAACGTATTGGCTTTGCAGAAGGCGGCTCTGTTGGCCTAGATCAGTATGGTCAGCAGGGAAACTTTGTTGACGCATATGGTAAGGTTCTTTTATTGGATTCTAGTGAGTTAGCGGATGCAAAGAGAAATAAAGAAAGAGAGCTAAAGCTTATAAGTGGGCAGCTTGTAAAAGATTCTGCAAATCTGAGTAGTAATGAGAGAGCAGACATTGCCCAACAAACAAAGGCAGCACAGGAAAAGGCAAAAAAACTTGACGTTTCCACTTTAAGTAATATTGACGATTCTGAAGCCAAACCGCCACCCCCGTTGGGATCTGACATCGTTGGCGGGGGGCCACCACCTGATCTAACTTTTCCTGGAATCCCTAAAGATCCAGAACCTGAGAAACCTCAAGCCCCTGCTAATCCCGGCAAGGCTGTCGGAGAATTAACTAATATAGCCCTAAAGACACCTGAAAAATTAGTTAAAGATATAGAAGTAGATAAATTTACTGATGTACAAAAGGCTGCAGGTGCGATTGCCGAAGGTACAGGTGAGGCGGGTACTGTAGACGATGCTTCTGCTGCAGTTGCTACACCAGCTAGTGACGTTACAGCCCCTGCAAAACCACCTGTTTCCACCTTTCTTCCAGAAACTGTGTCTGCAGAAGTAGCTGATACGCTAAGTAAGTTAGAGGCGGCTACAGGCAAGCCTAGTGAAGAAGCTTTAGCAGATGCTGCTACTATGTCACCAGAGGATCTAAAGAGTTTAGGCCTTACAGTAGAACAGATTGATCAAGCTAGGCGTGTAGAAGACGCTCCCACTCGTAAAGCAGAAGCTGGTGAGATGATTAGTGGCTCTGCTGTTGATATGGCGCGAGTCAAAAAAGAAGTAAACTTTGAAGCTGCCACAGGTGCACCATCTACTGATGCTACTGTACAAGGTCAATTAACTAGCTTGATGGAAGACTTTGAGGGTAAGGAACCACCTGCTTGGGCTGCTGGTGCTATGAGAGCAGCAACAGCACGTATGGCTAGTCGTGGACTGTCATCTTCATCTATGGCTGGACAGGCTATCGTACAGGCTGCAATGGAGAGTGCAAT